ATGCTCCGTGCCGACAGAGCATCAAGAAAGAAACATGGAATCTATTCTTAAAAAATAAAGAAAAAGGGGAAATATGTATGAGAACAATAGCAATCATTAATTTGAAAGGCGGTGTGGCCAAGACCACATCCAGCATTAATATCGCCTATATCCTTACCACACGTGGATATAAGGTTTTACTGGTGGATAACGACAAGCAGGGAGACTGCTCACGTGGATTAAACCGCCGCACTTCAGATGGAGACGGTATTGACCGGATCATGACAGACCGTCATCCGGATATGGACCATCTGATCCATAAAACGGACTATGAGGGGCTGGACATCATCACGGCTAATCTCGGTCTCTTGACCGCCAACATGGAAGTGACCATGGATCGCGTACGTCCACAGCAGAATCGGATAAAGAAGGCTCTGCAGCAGGTAGCTGATCAGTACGATTTTTGCGTAGTAGATAATGCTCCGGATATTAATATTTCCGTGATCAACGCTCTGACAGCCGCCAATGACGTCCTAATCCCGGTTGAGGTGGATGACAACACCCTGGAAGGCATGAACGAGCTCCTGGACCAGATCCAGGAAGTGAAGGAAGAACTGAATCCGGACCTGCAGAACGTCCGCTGTTTTGTGAGCAAGTACCAGAAAGGGAACCAGGCACACATTCAGGGAGCAGAGATCATCAGAGAGCAGTATCCGGCTATGGATACAACAATCCGCTTTTCTGGTGTAGTGGCAAGGAGCACATTCATGCGTATGCCGGTGGCTCTTCACAGCTCCCGATCAGCGGCAGCAGAAGACTATGAAGCGTTGGTTACGGAGTACTTGAATATGATCGGAGGTGTACAGGATGGCGAAATTTGATCTCAAAGGAATGCTCTCTGAGCGTTCTGCACAGGAAATAGACCTTCCGGAACAGAAGACGGTCTATCGCAATCCGGAAGACTTGATCCCTTCTAAGGATAATTTTTATTCAACGGAAGACACAGAGAAACTAAAACAGTCGATCAGAGCACTGGGAATCCTTCAGCCACTCCTGATCGAAGAAAGAGACGGAAAAGATTATCTCCTGGCTGGACACCGGAGAAGAAAGTGCTGTCTGGAGTTGATCGAGGAAGGGTTTGACCGGTTTAAAAGAATCCCGTGCGTCTATAAACCGAAAATTGAGTTCAGTGCAGAAACCGAGACAGATGAGATTGTCCGGAAGATGGTGATCATCCAGTCCAACACCTACCGCGAGAAAACTGACTGGGAGAAGATGACGGAATCCCTGCAGATGGAAGAACTGGTCAAGGAACTCCGCGAAAAGACAGATCTTGAAGGAAAGACCAGAGAGATTGTATCAGATCTCATTGGAGTATCATCCACTCAGATTGGAAGGTACCACAGTATCAGTTCTAACCTTTCCGAAGAACTCATGGAAGCGTTCAAACAGAATAAGCTGAATGTATCCACGGCAGCAGAGCTTGCCGGTCTGAATGAGAAATATCAGAACGAAGCTTGCAAGCTTCTGCTAGAAGTCGGACAGGTCACATTGAATGCGGCAAAGCTCCTGAAAGCACAACAGGAACAGGAAAGAGATATTCCCGGACAGATGACTATAGATCAGGCGCTGCATCCTCATAAGCCGGAAGAGATTAATACTCCTGTTCCGGTGGACATCCAGATTGACCGGTTTTACGAATCTCTTCGGAAGAACATAGAAACCTACGTAAAGAAATCAGACCTGAACATGACCGTCTACATGCTCAGTGCCTTGTATGGAACAGTACGTGTCCGAAACGGACAACTGAACTACCAGGGCACCAAGGGAGGAATCCTCTTCAATGCCGGCACTGACCAGGAAGAGTCAATAGGCTGGACAGAATTTTCCAAGAAGCTCATCGAGAAATACGGAAAGAAACAGAAACTGGTCAAGATGGCAGCAGTGGACGAACCGGAAGAAAAAACAGATGGACCAGCAAAATGCATTACCGGAAAATCTGATTCTGGCATTTGCGGAGCAGCAGCTTATTGCGATACAACATATAAATGCTGTACTCAGTGCCCGGATGATTGCAACAGTCGATGTGGATGGTTAGAAGAACGCTGCCAATCGGCAGCAGGATCGCTGGCCAATCGACAGCAGGATGATTTTACTGAAGACATCAAAATCGAGGAACGTATTGTTGAACTCGACAAAACGTCCGATTATTCCAGCGATATTACCGAGATGACACCAGCAGATAGTTCTGAAACATCGATACAGCCACCATTGCCAGTTATGAAAAATAATGATCAGCGAAAAGAATGGCTGAGAAATTATAAAGAATGGGGACTGTGGTACACAGATGAACATATCGGAGCAAGATATTACAAATATGATTTTGAAAACGGTACGCGCCTGATTGTAGAAGAGTATGATCCGGAACCGGCTCGCAACAGTCCGTGGGCACCGTACGAACCGTACTACATGCATCTTGTAGGCGGACCTGAACCAGAAAGAAATAACGGAATACCGAAATGGACGTATCATTCAAAATACAACAAGTATCCGAACAGCGAAACAGAACTTGTAGAGTTTCTGAAAGGAGTACAAAAATGAAGATTAAATGCACGGAATGTGAGTATCTGATAATGCATCACAGATCAGGGGGAATTTATTCCTCGTACGGACGGGGTGAATATTACTGCGAACATCCGGTCTCTGAAAGACTTCCGGCAAAGGCTTTCGGAAACAAAGCAAGATGCTTTGTATGTTTTGGGACAAATGAACGAGAAACCAGACCAACAATAAAAACAGCTCCTCGGTGGTGCCCGGAGAAAGGAAAAAAGAAATGAGAAGAACAAAAATGGGCAATATTGTTGAAAACATGGCGGAGTACATCTGCGATCACATATGTCAGAAAGCGAAAGAGACCACAGATCAGGAAGAACTGGAAGCCTACTGTGCAGAAGAATGCGATATAGGAAGCCATATCTGCGATATCCTGAATCAGTACAACAAGATCAACGATTTTGAGGATTCTGAACTGTACAAGATAATGACAAAACACCGGAACATTGTCCTCTGCAAAGAATGCCAGTATAGAGCACATTGCAATGATGGTGAATTTGACTGGTGCCGGCTCGGCGCAGGGTTAGATGGGAATTTAAGAGAAGGCGAAGGCTGCAGCAGAGGAAGAAAGGTGTCCGAATCGGACACGTAAATAACGGGTGCTACTAAAATCCATATATATCACACACAGGAGAGAGGAACTGTATAATCCTCTCTCCGGAAAGGAGTGAAACATGGATCAGGAAGGATTGATGTTTCCGAAAACACGAACGACAAAGAAAAAAAGAATGAAACATCCCAAGAGCATCCTGCATGAGAAAAATGGGACATGTTATCTCTGCATGCTCCTGGATGGAAACCATAAGAAACATCTGCTCTTGGATGAGCATCATATATTCGGAGGTCCCAACCGAATGCATTCCGAAGAAACCGGACTAAAGGTCTGGCTTTGCCTGGATCATCATACGATGGGAACTCTGGCAGTACATAGATGCCCTGACACCATGAGACTGATGCACCGGATCGGGCAGCAGGAGTACGAGAAGACACACAGCCGGCAGCAGTTCATAGAAATTTTTGGAAAGAGCTATTTGTGAGGTGACAGAATGAGACTGATCGATGCAGATGCCGAGATTGTAAAAATCGAAGATGAAATTAAAAGAATTGAGGAAAAGATTGAGAGATGGAGACAGCGGGAACAGAAAGGCGACACTGCTTGGGAAACCGACATTTATGAAGAAATCAAATCACTACAGAGAAATATTACCGAGTGTAGAATAGAAATTAGGATACTCAAGAATTATGAAACGGTACCAGATGATGCGTTAAAGAAAATGATGGAGGAACAGGATGGAAGATAAAACATGTAAAACCTGCGTTGATAATGAGGATGGATTCTGCGACAGAAAAGGAATCCTGGTAGAGGACGATGATCAGTGTACTGATCATAAACCAGATTGGCGAGAATCCATGATGCGTAATTTCCTGAGAGGGCACTGATTGAGAGGGTACTGATATGGGAAGAACAGATCTTAGACCAGATATCACAAAAGAAGTTCTGGAAGAATACATACGAAAAGGTTATTCGCAAAATCGCATCGCAATAACGCTTGGCACTACACAATCGACCATTTTCAACAAACCCAAAAAATATGGTCTTCAGGTTCAAAAGACCAAACCAAGTAACTATGACGAAAAAGCCCTGATTAAACAGCTTCAGAACGGATGGACTACGGAGCAGATAGCGAGATACTTCGGCGTTTGCACCGGCACTGTTGGGAGCTGGATCAGTAAGAACAAGCTTGGAAAGTACAGAAAAGCATCACCAAAGAAATTTGATGCCAAACTTTGTAATACCTGTATATATGGCACAGGAAAGAAGACAGACATGGACAGATGCAATTACCTATCCATCACCGGTCATTCCCGAAACAAGGGCCAGCCAGAAGATGGATGCTCTAAATATGCGAAAGGAAGAAAAATACGTGGAAGAAAAGAACTATACAACCTGTAGACATATTAAAAGAATTGGAAACTATGCAGTGTTCGTAGAATCGACCTGTAAACAGGCAACCATGATACGCGGACAGCTGGCAGTCAGCAAGACCAGATGCCAGAAATGTGATCAGAAGTCAGAAAATTCAGAGGTGGACATATGACAGAGAATCCTGCAAATGGAATCAAAGACATGATGTGGCATTTTCTGATGGAT